GCCCGACATTCCGCTCCCAGCATCTTTGAGGGCCACTGGATCTGCGGCAGGCCATATTGAATGTCGAAGGTGTAGTCCTCCTCCGAAGCCACACAGGCCGCCACTTGGTCGCTCCAGGGCTCCTTCGGCACCTGCGGCTCGAAGGTGAAGGCGTTGGCGAGCGAGGGCACATAGGCGCCTGCAATCAGAATGGCCACAGCGGCAGCATAACGGTGAGCTTCCTGGGCGAGCATGAGGAGCATCCACCCGGTCAGAATCAACGGAAAGAAGAAATAGCGAGGCCCAGCCAGGATGGGATGCGGAGCCTCGACAGGGACGCGAGAGATCGATGTGATGAGCGCCGCGCCGAGGCAGAGGGCCAGCATCACGTAGACGAGGCGGCGCTCTCTCGGGAGGGCCAGAATAGCCAGCCCTAGAAAGATCACCACGGCGAGCCCCCACGGTCCCGCTCCGTGCTGCCCGAGGCTGTAGAGGGGCGTGCCGAAGTATTTGCTGATGAGAGTGGGGATGTGGTGGAGGGCGTCGAGGGGCGTCACTCCGTTCGCGTGCTCGCGGACCATGAGGGAACCCTGGATGGCCGCGAGGACGATGGCTGTGCCGAGGGCGATGAGGTTGTCCCTGGTGCGCTCGAAGAAGGCCCGCAGCGCGAAGATGGGCCATGCCGCCACGACGAAGGGTGAAGACAGGCCGCCGATGATGATCACCGCTAGCCGCCAGCCGAGGTACTTCCTGTCGCGCCAGAAAAGCCCAGTGAACAGGAGCAAGGTGGTCCACCAGAAGGTGTAGAGCGGCAGAGCGTAAACCTCAGAGCCAACGGGCAGGATAGGGACCAAGAGAGCGGCTAGAACAGGCAGAGCCAGGATGGTTGGAGCGACGGCTATGGCTGCAACGACAGCAGCCTGGACGCACACCGCGACGACGGTGGACACAAAGGCGTAGTTGTCAAACGAGAGCATGAGGCTCAGGTAGGAGACCAGCTTTGCGGGCACGATCAGGTAGCCGTTGACGGGCACGAACAGCCCAGCCCAGCCGGTCTTAGCAAAGCCTGGGATGACCTGCGTGCCATCCTCAACCCACACGTCAGGGCTGACAAACTGAGGCCAGCGACGCGCCGCGATTGCGATTGCAGCAAACAGAAAGACGGCTACAAGCCTAAAGCCAGTCGAACGCCACACTCCACTTAAGGTCATCAAACCTGATCTCCACCTACCCACGTTGGGCGGCAGGGTTATAGACCATGTATGTGCCCCTCGCTACTGCCCTAATTGGGTTGCATGGGTTCCCTAGGGACGTACACCTCCATCCCCACCCCTGTGAGAAAGAAGGGGTGGTCTTCCCCTACGGGGGGCTGTGAGGCCATCCGTAGGGGTGAGCGGGGAAGGTCCCCCTCCCCCGTCGCGTGGCTCCTATAAGTGGTGGTAATTAGATGCTTAAGGGCGGGGGTAATTGATTGCCCCCACCTACCACTCGGATAGCCAGCCAGCTCCTCCCCGGCTCCCGCCGAGGGCCTGGGACATGAAGTCCTCCAGGTCCGCCTTCAGGAGAGCTTCCTGGTGCTCCTCGGCGGCCCGGTCGGTGTCCCTCGCCATGGCTTCGACCCAATAGGCCACGGCCATCGTGAGGGCGTCCAGGCGATCATCGTGGGCCAGGGCGCCGCGGTCTCGGGTGAGCCGGGACATCTGGTAAAAGAGCTGGCGCTTGGGCTCGGCCTCGGCGTCCTTCTTGACCACGGACCAATCCACAACGAGCCTGTGTGAATTAAGCACGGGCTCCAGCACGTCGGCCATGCGGGGCTCCTTGGCGCCACGGCTCTGCACGTCCTCAATCAGGACCGGATGGACCTTCGCCATGACGGGCTTGAGCAAGGCCCCGAACATGCCGTCACCGAAGTTCTTCTCGATGATGACGTGGTTGACATCGTGGACCTTGGCGAGGACCGCAAGGGCCTTGAGGGTGCCCTCGGAGTAGCCCTCCCTGAAGCCACCGGAGGCCACCAGGAACAGGTTGCCGTGGAGCACCTTGACGATGGCGTAGGCCGTCTCGTCCTTGCCGGTGCCCGAGGGGTCGATGGCCATGACGCAGCCGGCGTAGTCCGCCATCTCATTGGCCACCCACATGGGACGGAAGAAGCGGTCCCCCTTGAGGCCCACCGCAGGAAGATCCTCATGGGCCTTGTCCGGGGCGTTGCACCAGACGAGCTTCGCGGGGGCCATGCGGCGGTCGAGCGCCATCACCAGGAGGTCGGCCAGCTTGAGCGGGTAGCGGTCCTGGTCGGACAGGCTGGTGTCGAGCTGGAATTGCAGGGCGAAGCCGGAGCGCCCGTAGGAGGTCTCGGCCTCGCGTAGTGTGAGGTCGTTGAAGCGGGTGTCCACCGGGTCGCCGGGCTTGGCCCCCTTGGCGATGAGAGCCTCCACGAAGGGGGCGATCCGGCCTTCGTAGCGGTCCACGTTCTCGGGCACGCGGGCGGGCCACACGCGGATCTGGTAGCCGCGCTCCGGCAGGACACCGTAGAGGGTCATCTCGCTCTGCGGCGTCCCCAGGTAGATCACGCGGGACGTGGGGAGCGGCTTCAGGATCGCGTCAAACTCCTTGATCCGCTCCGCGAGGCTGTCGCGCATGAGCTGGGTCAGGGAGTTGTTCAAGGACTCGATGTCGTCCGCGATGATGACATCGGCGCGGGAGCCGGTGAGCTGCCCGGTGATGCCCACGGACTTCACGCTGGGGCTCTGGTCGTTCAGGGCCGGACCCACGTCGAACATGATGTTGGAGTCACGCTGGCCGCGCTGCGTCTTGAGGTGGGCCAGGAGGGGCATCTCCTCGATCAGCCGCTTCACGAACTTCGAGAAATTGTCGGAGCGGTCCTTCGAGGCGGACACCACGAGGATGCGGAGCTGGGGGTCGCAGTAGAGGAGCCAGCACACGAAGGCCGCCAGGACCCACGACTTGCCCACGCCGCGGAAGGCTTGGACCATGAGCCGCTTGGGGCCGTGCTGGATGAACCGGCCGATGTCGTACTGGACGGGCGTAGGGTCGGGGAGGTTGAGGTGTTTCCAGACGAGATAGAGAAAGACGCGGAAGTCCGCTTTGATCTTGTCGGGCGTCGGGGCCATGTGCGCTTTCAGAGGTGCGCCAGGGGGTCCATAAGGACCACCGTGCCGTCCACGCGGCGGAGCCAATTGCTCGGGGCCATGTCCCACCGGGCGCCAGGAAAGGCGCTCGCGGCTTCGAGGAGCATGGCCGCCACGCCGGGGTGACGGGGGCGAATGAGGGATGAGAGGGAAAGAGGGTCGCGCTTCAGGAGGCGATCAGGGACGAGCCATTCGCGGGCTTCGGGGAACGGCCACAGGCGTTCGACCACGGAGGCGTAGAGGCGTCGTTGTCCTGCCCTATCGGAGAGCCAGGTGAAGGCTTCTATCCGGGGGACGTGAGGGGACGGGTGGTCCCTGCACCATGCGGCCCAGGCGGGCCACCCGTCGTTCAGGTCGAGCCCCACCTTCACCACCGTTAGGGGCGAGGCGGGGTCCAGGAAGACGAAGGCTGCGTCCCCTGCCCCCATCGGCACGAGGCCGTTTAGGGTCAGGAGGCGATCAATCATGTCTGCTATCTAGGAGATGATGGGGCGCGCGTAGGCGGCCGTTTTGGGATGGGGCTAGTGACTATCCCGGATCACGCGGATGGGGCCTGGGCGGGCTCCGCAGGGGGTGCAGGAGGCTCGACGCTGGGGGTCGCCATGTAGGCTCCGTCACCATCTGTGCGGAGAGCGATGCATCGCAGCACCACGTCCATTTGAGAGCCCTCGAAAGTTTCGACTGGATCGAACGCTCCAGAACCCGGCCGAGTCTCGCGGGTGATTTGCCATTTGCTCATGAGAATTCCTTATGCTGCCGTGAACCCATCCATGATGGTGATGTTCCCGGCCGTACTTCCGTTGGCGAAGATGGGGAAGAAAGTCACGCCGAAGGCGGGCACTTTAAACGCATAGGTTCCGCCCGTAGAGATTGGGAAGCTCTGGTTGTAAATCCCGTTATTGATATACAGTGTACCATTCGCCGGACAGTTAACGACGACCTGATAATAGGCCGATGGCCCCAGGACTCCTGACGCTTGATTCGTCCTAGCCGTGCCGTTGAAAGTGGCGCCAGCTCCGATACTTTGATTGCTCGCCTGGGAGAACCAGATACCGGCCTGCGTCTTCAGGGTGCCCGTGATGGAACCATAGATGCCCTTGAGGAGGCCTATGACGGTGGCCGCTCCTGCAACATCCGTGGTCGTGCCTTGAGCCACATTGCCGCCGTCCGCTACCTGCACCTTCCCGAT